GCATCTCGTAACTATGAAACATTCAGAAAATCATGGGATGTATTAGAACAAAAAGCAACCGAAGACCCATACATGATACACCCATTATTAGTAGAATCTGATAAAGGTGGTAAAAATATGGCACAATGGATTGACTTTACAGGTTCATTAAAAGAATTAGAATTTACAGAAATAAGAAGAGAAATTAGAATGATCATTGGTGCAGTCTTTGGTGTACTACCATTATACTTCGGTGAATTACCATCAGGCTGGTCTCAAGAAGGACTACAAGTTACAATTACAAATAGAGCAATTAAATGGGGTCAAGATATATTACAACAAGCATTCTTAAGAAAATTCGCAAAACTTCTAGATGTGGATGATTGGGAATTAAGACTAAAGGGTGGTGAAGAAAACGATAAATTAAGAGACTTGCAGATACAAGGAGTAGAGATACAAAACATGGCAGCTATGCAAGGAATGGGATTCGAAGTTACAAGAACACATACTGGTGAGTTTAAAGTATCTAAAAACCCAATAATAAACCCTACAATGATGATGTTAGAAAGTAATAACGAAGACGATAAGAAACCAAATACAAGTGGTTCAAAAGGTCGTGGTAGAGGTACAGCAGCTCCAAAAGAAGACCAGCAAGAAATAGACGGTAAACCAAAAAAACAAAGACCATCTGATAAAGGTGGTATAGGTCAAGGCTCACCATCAAGTGGTAAAGGTACATCATTATCAAAGAAATCAGATATGCAAGCATTCTTAGAACCAAAGAAATTTCCAGATGGAATAAACTCAGCAAACTTTGAGATTGTAAAAACTACACTACAGAGTGCAATAGATTTTGATTGGACTAAAAAGAAAACTGTTAATGAATTAAGAAACAAAGCTCAAATGACTGTTAGACAGGCACGTGAGATAGTTAAACAAGAATTAGCAGACACGAAACGATGGGAAGAAGAAGAATTTTAGACCCATCTAAAATTGACGTTATAGTTGATACAAAAACCTTATATATGCCCAGTTACGATAACTATATAATGGTAATATTTAGCAAAAAGAAAAAAGACATACCTACCACTGATGATGCAAGAAAAAAAAGATTACCTAGTGGTTCAAAGGTTAGATCAACAAGAGAATCAGCAGATAGAGCTTATAAAGCAGCTCAAGATAAAGCAGAAAGACTTGAAGAGTTCAAGAAAAGACAACAATCACCAAGAATAACAAACGTTTATTCAGCCGACTTTACTGAAATAGATAATGTTATTGAAGATTGTAAAAAACATTCACGTGCAGAAGGCGTAAGTGCATATGCATGTGAGAATATATACTCAGCTTTGTCAGAAGCACTTAGAAAGATAAAATTAGCACAAAAATAATTGGCTACTAAACTAAATGTTGATACTGGAGGGGAATATGTCGGTAAAAAGCTCTGGGAGAATCATCAAGCTAATGAATATACACGTGTAAACAATTACAAGGAAGGTGTTTGCTTAAATTGTCTTAAAGTTGATGCTGTTGCAGCTACAATAGTTACAATTTGTGGTGAATGCGCTGGAAAAAGAGGTAGAGAACCACTTTTAGCCAAAGTTTCAGATAAAATGTATGGTCTTTGTTACTTTTGTAGTGAACATAAGTTCCATATTGAAGAAATTAACGGTAGATTTTGTCATCCATGCCATAGAAGAATAGCAGATGTTACAAAAGAATACAATAAGAAGGGTGGATTATACGGAAATCCATTTTGGGCAAGAATGAAGAAGAAAAATGGTAAAGATTGGAAACATATCTTTAATCAAAATCTAGGAAACAGGCGTTAAAAGAATAAATTCTATTCTATTCATTTTTACATTAAAGAATTTCAAAGACCAATCAATTTTAGAGTCTTTTTTAGGTCTATTACCCCAGTATCTACCTACTTTAAAGAACACTTTTGGTTTTCTCATTCTTTTTTTAAAGAACATTATATTATCTGTCTTTGGGTCATATCTTACTTCATCATATTTTACTAATCTTTCAGTACCATCTAGATATTTATCAATATTATTTTTTTGATAACATGTTATTGACCTTGATGTGTCTGGTCTATCGAAAAATCTCTCAATATCTACAACACACATTATTTTATGGTCATCACTATCTGGGTTTCTAACATAAATATCACATAAATCTAATGATGCTTCATTAATTTCTCTTTTTGGTTCTACCATAGCACCATTTCTTTTAATATATTCTGAAATTGTATCATACACATGAACTGAAATTCCCATATATATCTGAAACCATAACTTTATTAATAAAGCTTTCGGTATTCTGTTATGGATGAAGAGGGCACAGAAATGTGTGATTGTGGTGTTAAGCGTTATGGTTATTATGCAGATGCAGGCTTCATATTCGTATGTTTTAAATGTGGTAGATTCAAATGTGAGGGTTTTTCTAAGGATGTAGAGAAATTCTTTAAGGATGAACCAGCCGTTATATTACAACTTATACAAGACGGTGTGTTTAAATCTCTTTCAGATATACAAGAATGATCTTAATCCTTAAATAAGATAACAGACAATTCACATTATGATTGAAAGCATATTCGAAGAGATAATAGTGGCAATAGCTTTAGGAGTAGGTGGAGTATTATTTGCTTTCTTTAGAAAAATGGCTAGTACCCAAAAAGACCTTTGTAATAAGGTTATAGACCTCCAAAAAGCCCTTATTATTTTAGCAACTGCTTTAGATAGACAAACTAATCGTTTTCATGAGGGTCATGACTCTGATTTAGAAGATCTTGTGAATAAGGTTATAAAAGATTCGGAATAAACTATATATAATTGAGATCTGAAGTTCAAACATGGTAGATCCAGTACTTATAACAGTTGGAGCAGCTGTAATTGGTGCAGGGTTAAACACACTCCGAGGTTACTTACATCGAACAGATGAATCTTTCTCTGCAAGAAAACTCGCTGGTGCTTTAATCGTCTCTACTTTCGCAGCTTTGGCTATAGGACAAACCTTAGCCGTTGAGGGAGTAGGAACCGTAGGACTAGCCTTAATTGGTTTGACCACAGGTTTCGCATCTGACTTTGCAGTCTCTAAAGCAAAAAAAGAGTAAAAGTAACCAAAATTACATAATATCTCAACCCTTTTTTTATTTAAAACTTTAAATATACGCACCTCTAGAGATATATATGGAGAAAGTAGGTACAATAGTAACAAAATCCATGACAGTGTTAGATGCTACCGACGAAAACAGATTTTTTGAAGGTTATTTAACAGTGGAAATGAAAGATAAACAGGGTGAATTGACCGTAGTTGACGAATTATACAAGGTATTACCAATTTGGATGGATAGAGGAGCACCTATTACAGATACACATTCTAATAGAGTAGTAGGAAAAGGTATCAATTTTATGAAAACAGAATTTACTCATGATGGTGAAACATTTCCAGCAATTAAAATAACTGGTAAAATTCACAAAAATTATGAATTAGATGCAGACATTTGGGATAAAATCAAAAGTGGAGAATACAGAGGTTTATCATTTGGTGGAGCAACTAAAGCAGATAGAAAGCCTACAGTAATGAAAGATGGAGATGTAGTATATGCATTGACAGATTTAGAACATTATGAAGTAGCAGTATGTAAAGACCCAGCAGTACCATTAGCATTAATTACAGATTATAACCCATTAGCAAAAGCAACAGTACCATCAGAACCTAGAGGCGATGGTAAAGAAATTATCAAATGTGATAAATTTGGTTGTTATGTAGATAAAGAAATAACAGACAAAGTTGAAAAGGTTCAACACACATCAGTAGACTTTTCTAATGCTGGTGGAGATAGTCCTAATGCACAATCAACACAAACAATAGATTCTGGAGGCATGGGTAAAAACGCAAAACCAGTAAAAATGCCAGAATTAGACTCTATTAACACATTAGAGGAAGTTACGGAGTTAGAAGGAGGTATAAAGGACAATAAACCTACTTTAGTTAAAGGAGATGCACCATTTACAGCTGCAACTGGAGGAGGTCTTAGACCAGCACCAGATGAAAACCAATCTAATCAAGATGACCCAGATAAACAAACAGCACAAAATACAACTACAATAACACCTATAAATCAAGCAGCTTATTCACAATTATTAGAAATAAAAGAAAAACTTTTACAAAAAAAAGAAGAACTTGATAAATCTGGCTATCAAACAGAAGACCACAATGAAAAACTAGGTGGGCAAGCAGAGCCTGAAGACGCTATAAATCAAGTAAATAGGGAATAATTATCTTATATAAAAACGTACGAAATATTTATATACTCTATATATAAAGATTTAATAATAACATGGTCGAAGAAGACAATTCTAACACACAAGTTGAAGACGTTTCTACATCTAATGTAGAAAAATCAGACAACGAAGTTGAAAAGTCTTTCCAAGATACTGTAAAATCAGGTTTTGATACATTGACCGAAGTAGTTCAATCTATTGCTGAAACACAAAAAGCAACGCAAGAAACTTTAGGTGGTTTAGATAACAGATTAAAAGCTTTGGAGACACCAACTGACTTGCCATTGAGCCCAAAAGGCACAGCTGCAAGTGATGATGTCGGAGCAAAAGTTACTGTACCAGACACCTATCAATCAAACTCAGTGCAAGCTGGATTAGATGACGATAGATCTGGAGACAAAAAACCAAGCTCAGACA